TAGGCCATAAGAAAACATTTCCTGATTGCTCATTTGCATTGAAATAAACAGCTTTAGGCCAAGGGCCATTGAGCGTTTTCAAACCAATAGAATTGTAATTATCCAAAGCCAAAATTGCCATTTGGTAATCTAAACCGCCATTAGCAATAGGCTGACCATTAGAGCTAGTGTTTACCCTTACATAGGCAGAATCTAATCCTAATGGTTTTTGATAGTAAGCAGTTATCGTTGTAGGAACAATAGTTCCAGTAATAGTTGTAGAAGCTACAGTTTGAGATGCGCTTACTGTATAAGTTCCAGTTCCACCAGTTCCGCTAACTAAAGCGCTGATGGTTGTTCCAGCAGTAATACCAGTTCCGCTAATCACCGATCCAACATTGACAGCTCCTGAAGTAACCGCAGTTACAGTAAGGGTAGTCCCTGATATTGAGCCTGTAAATACTGGGGTTTGAGTACCTTGAACAATATTAAGCAAATAAGTGCCTTGTTCATTTACATTACCGCCAGCTCCAGTTAAAGAGCGAACAATACGAGTTCCAGCAGTAATGCCTTGACCTTTAAGATATTGTCCTTGTGCTACAGCTCCTGAATTAATGCCAGTAACTGTCATTACATTGCCTGAAAAAGTAGCAGGAAATGAAGCTCCAATAAAGTTTGCAGTAGATGGATCAGGGCCAATCGTATATTGAACTTGTCCTGGAACAACTGGGAAAATGATCTCAGTAATGTTAAAAACCATCATATCCTCATTTGACCATTGGTCTATGAGGTCATTCATCATTTCAAAAGCATCTTGAGCAGCATCGGCTGAAGGCTGTTCTCCAGCCTCTAAAGCTCCAATGTCTTTAAGCGATCTACTAATAATATCAATCGGCTTTGTCATAATTTATCCAATGTTAAAAGTATTGGTTTCCCAAGGAAAATCAATCTTTTTGCTTGTTTTTAGTGCTTCTAGCTGGTTTTCTAGGTTTGATTTTATAAGGTTTACATCATCTTGGGTAGTATCTTGCTCAATCCAGCGAGTTAAATCATCTTCTTTAATTTCTGATACAGGCTTAATAATTGTGCCTTCAAGGAAAGTATGCTCTCCTTCAGTTTCAACAGTATTTTGCTCATCTTGTGCTTTCAGTAAATAACGAACTTTGGAAATCGTCTGATCCCCAAATATTTCTAAAATTGACCATGTATAAGTAATCATTATTCAACCAATAACCAAGATGTAGTTGTTTCATTCCACACATACTTTTTTCCATCAGCAGGACATGGTATTGGCGCTTCCCATAACCATGTAGATTGATTTAATACCCAACTTGAGTATGGTTTAGGCGCATAAAACACATCATTTATTGAATCATAAGTATAGCCATTAGCAGCGTAATTACCACGCAAAGGAGTGCCACCTAAAGAAAACGCATTATTTTCTGAATCATAGGTGTAGTTATTAACGGCATGATGTCTGTTTCCATGCGTATTGTATGAAGTTTGAATCCATCCATTGCCAAACATACCGCTATCAATAACATCTTGTTCAGCAACAATAACTTGGGAAACAACACCATCTATAACTTTAGCAAAATGACTCATGCTGTATAACTCCCTGAAGAAGTAAAGCTAACAATAGTATAAGAACCGCTAGTAGTAATTGTTGGAGAACCAGTAGTTGTTCCTGAGTATTGTGAAGTTAATATTTTTAAAATTACAATTCCTGAACCGCCTGACCCTGAAGTGGCAGATGTACTATATCCACCATTTCCACCACCACCACCGCCAGTATTAGCTGTTCCTGATGCTTGACCTGAACCAGGGTTTCCAGCTCCACCTTGACCACCACCGCCTGAACCGCCAGTACCTCGAGTGGTATTAGCTCCACCGCCACCACCACCGCCATAAGTTACGGAAGAACCAGTAATGCTTGATTCGTACCCTGAACCACCATTACCACCATTACCATTAGCATTTGTTCCAGCAGTACTAGCACCGCCACCACCACCGCCTGAAGCTGCGGCAGCTCCATTACCGCCACGATTTCCTTGTGAAGAAATACCATCACCACCAACACCGCCAGGAGCAGTATCAACACCGCCACCGCCACCACCTGATCCACCCATGCGACCACTTAATAAAAATCCACCTGAATTAGGAGGAACTCCATAGCCACCACCACCACCGCCATTAGCATAGATGCTTGCAAAAGAACTTGCAGCTCCAGTATTTCCAATTAATCCGTCTGAACCACCAACTCCAGCACCACCAGCACCAACAGTTGCTGTGTAAACATTTCCTTTAATTAAAGCTAAGTTTGTGCCATATAAGACACCACCAGCTCCACCTCCACCGCCAACATTTCGACCACCACCGCTACCACCACCAGCAACTACTAAATATTCAACTCCATAAACAAGTGTTGGAGCAGTAGATTGTGTTGAGTTATCGTTAAATGTAAGACCAGTAGTCCCATTAATAATCATTGTCATGCTAATTGCTCCTGTGTAGGTCTAGACAATGTTGGATGTTCCCACTTAGCTATATAGTCACCTTTGCCGTCTGAATCGTTTTGAAGAATGATTGAACTATATCTTCCAAAATCAGCTTCGGTTAATGTCGGATATAAAGCCATAATTTTTTCGTATAAAGTCATTATGCAGCCCTTACTAAACAACCATTTAATGTAGTTCCACCTGAACCGCCATTTAATGCACCATTAGTTCCACCAGTCATATAAACATATAATTCTGCATAATCAGTAGAACCATTCATATAAACTACTACGGAAGTGCCAATAGAAAAAATTTGATTTGTTCCGCTAGAAAATTGACTAGCTGAAACTGCACCACCATTTTTATAAATAGCTACTTGTCCATTATTAGGATAAGTTCCACCAGCAGAACCCATGCTTGCATAACAATTAAACTGATAATAACCAGCAACAGTAGGGGTAAAACGATAATTAGTGGTATTAAAGTTACTGTTGGTATCAAAATCTTCTGCACTTAAACTTGCCTTAGTCCAAGTCGATTGTGAGATACCGCCTTGATAGCCTGATATGTACCCACTAAAAGCTGGTCCATTACCGACTACATTGGTTGCTAGTTTAGCTTGTGTTACTGAAGCATCAGAAGGTGTAATCGTACTTGCAGTAGTTAATATTGTTCCTGTTGCATTAGGAACAGTAATAGTATTTGCACCATTTTGAGTTTGAAAAGCAAGATTACCTGATGTATCACCAGCAATAGCTATTGCAGTTCCACTTGTAGTTCCAGCAGATATAGTAGATGCCATTATGCTACCCCTAATATAGCTTTAACTTCATCGGCAGTTAAGCCAAGTGCAGTTAGCTTAGCTAGTGCAGAAGCCCTTGCTGTTATTTTATTTTCTTCAGCTTGGTCTGCTTGTGCTTTTGTAGAAACCCATAAAGCATCAAGCTCTGATTTAGTAGGCTTTGGTGAAGAATCTAACCAATCCAAACCATCATAAGAATCGCCATTTAATGACCATTGTTTTCCAACATAGTGTGTTGAAAGTATAAGTGCATAATCAATCATGCGGCAATCTCCAATAAAACAATAGATGATGCAGTTCTAATTCTAGTAGAGTTATCTGTATCGTCACCAGTTGCACCAATTCTTGTAGTATTTCCAGCAGTTTGTAACGCTTGAACTTTATAAGTTGTTGCAGAAGTTGTGGCTGGAGAATCTATAAATTGTGCTGAAATAGGGACAATATAAGCATTATCAGAGTTATAGCCGACTGCGTTACTTAAAGCTGGAGTTCTATTACTAGCAGCATCACCAACATAAATTGCAGTTGAGCCACGCAAAACTCTTGCAAAAGGATAACCAGCACCACTATTGGCTGACATACAAAAACTAACCATAACTAAGATTTTGCTTGTTGAAAATTTAGGTGTAATAGTTGCAGTTAAACCAGTTACATCAGCAAAAGAAGTAGAAGTAGTTGTAAATACATCTGTCTTAGTTACATTAACCATTTGGATAACACCGCCTGATTGTGGGCTACCAGTAGTTAATACTGTTCCTGTACTTGCAGGAAGTGTAATGGTATTAGTACCAGCAACGGCAGGAGCAGCTAAAGTAATAGCACCTGATGTATCGCCTGAAATTACAACTGAACTCATAGAACCACCCACCTTTGACCTGAACTTACTGTAACTGATTGACCGCTTGCTACTGTCATAGGGCCAACACTCATTGCATTGTTTCCTGTGGCTATTGTGTAGCTTGCCGATACAGTAGCACTATTAAGAACTAAACCATTAGAAGCTACTACCTGGCTTGCAGATAAATCGCCTGTGCTTGGCTTATACAAATACTTTGCATTACTTGTATAAATCGTTGTTGGAGTTCCGCTTGTAGCAGAAGAAAACAAAGGGTATAGATTGCTTGCAGTAGTCGTATCGTTGCTAATTGTTGCGCCTGATACGATTCCAGTTAAGGAAGATCCATCGCCAAAATATTTAGTTGCGCTTAAAGCACCAGTTGAAGGGTTGTATTGCAACTTGGTAGAACTGACATTTTCAGTTGTAATATTTCCGCTTGTGGCACTTGTAAAAGTGACATAACGAGTTGCGTTAGTAGTCGTATCATCAACAATCGCTAATCCTGTGGCTGGAAGGGCTTGCCAAGTAGGAGCTGAAGCACCATTGGAAGTAACTACATATCCAGCAGTTCCAGTTGATCCAGCCAAAGATAAAGTGCTATTGATTCTTAATGTAGTAAATGTTCCAGCTAAAGGTGTAGTTCCACCAATAACCATGTTATCCATTACTCCAGCGCTTGTAGGCTTAATTTCAACTGAACCTGATCCAGCAGGATTTATATGAACATGACCAGTTCCAGTTGGACTAATGTCAATCTGTGCGTTTGCACCATTTAAATTAGCAGATACATCAACTGTTAAATTTGCACCGCCACCGCCACCCCATTGCAAGCAAGCAGTTCCACCAGCATTTCTTAATGAACCACCAGCCGAATTAGCCGCATCAAAATAAGGGCTTACAAACTTAGTATTGGCAGTAATTGTTGTGCCAGTAATGGTATTTGGAGTAGCGCCACCAATAGCAGGAGGAGCTGACAAATCCAAAGAACCGCCCAAGGTAAGGTTTCCGCTAGTGGTGACTGTACCGCTTAAACTAATGCCTGAAACTGTTCCTGTGCCTCCTACAGAGGTTACTGTGCCTGTTGTAGGAGTTGCCCAAGATGGAATACCTGATGCCAGGGTAAGAACTTGACCATTAGTGCCAGCAGCCAAGAATGTAGTTGTATCAAGAGCTGATTGATAAGGCAATGAACCAGCAGCTCCTCCTGCTAAATTGGTTGCCTTGGCAGCAGTTCCAGTAGTATTTTGGTTAAATGTAGGCCAAGTAAATGTTCCAGTTGAGAAATTGCCTGAAGTTGGAGTTCCTAGAGCTGGAGTAACTAAAGTAGGGCTTGTTGCTAAAACAATGTTTCCTGATCCAGTTACACCAGCAGCCAAAGCAGTTGCTACACCAGTTCCAAGTCCTGTAATTGATCCTACGGCTGGAGTAATGGTTGTATTGGTTACGCTAGAAACTTGACCGCTTGCATTAGTTGTAAATACTGGAGTTTGAGTAGCAGAACCATAAGTTGAAGCAGTTCCAACTGGAGTAATGCTAAATACTGTGCCAGTAAGAGTTAATCCTGTACCAGCAGAATAAGTTGCTGAAGTAGTAAATTGCGACCAATTAACCGCAGTTACACCTAATGTACCGCCAGGAGTTGCCGTACAGAACCAAGCTCCACCAGCTTGAGAGCCATATTCAATAAAAGAAATAGCAGAAACTAGCTCATCCCATGAATTAGCATCTAAAGACCTAGTCCAGGCAGTTGCAGAAGCCAAATAAATGCCATTATTAGCAGCATTTGACTGATTCTTAACTAATACTCGATCACCAGCTAAAGTTGTATAACCATCAATGGTTTGCAAGCCTGACAAAGTAATATTTGCCAATGTTGCAACCGCACAAGGCTGTTTCCAACTAATTCCAGCAGCATAAGACTGTAAAGCCAATAAATTGACTATATCTGTTGCGCCTACTGGTTGAGTTGCAACTGTTCCAGTAGTTGTGCTGATGTTAGTAAAAACACCAGTAGAAGGAGCAGTATTACCAATAGGACTGCTATTTAAAGTGCTATTGGTAATCGTTAAACCTGATTGAAAAGGATTTGCCGTTGCATAGAACGGCTGACCTTGACCAATAAAAGTATTAAATGACCCATCCGTATTGAAATAAGCCTGAACAGGCAATAGATTCTGAACAGATGAATCTGCTGGATTAGTCATAAATCATCCTTCTAGAACAGTTTTTAAGACTGATCGCTTACTGGAGTTATATATACAAGTGCAGGGCCTGCTGCTGAACCAATAGCTGATACTTGGAAATCATTAGCTGGAACAGCCAAAACAATAGGTCTAGTCATCAATGGAGGCAAAATATATGAGCCAACTGTTCCATCAACAGGCAAAGTAGCTGTAACAGCCGTAATCCCTATTGGAGAAATTTCAATAGCTACAGAGTTTGCACCAACATTTAAGAATGAAGCATAGTTGCTAAGAACATTACCACCTACAGCAGAAACAGTAACGGCTGCATGAGCTGATGCTGTAACTGATAAGGCAGTAGTTCTTCCTACTAGACGGATTACAGTTGTTAATGACATGATTAATCCTTAATTAGACTGCTGTTGCAGGCAATGGGCCTTCAAAGCGAATAACATCAAGAATGTAAAAACCAGCAACAGGAGTTAATGCGCCTGCTGTGCAATTACCAAATTGAACGCTTAATGTATTGGCTGCTGAAACTCTAGCATCAGCAACAAAAATACCAGCAGTTTGTCCAGCAACAGATGAAACTGTTACATGATCGGTTGTCAATAAGCCAGGAACAGTAAATGTTTGGGCAGCAGTAATATTAGCAGCAACTTCGGCTGGAGTAATGGAAGGGGAAACATAGAAAGTTTGCAGAGCGTTTCCACGAGCAAGAGTGGTTGATGGCATGATTTATCCTTTATATAGGGGTTTGTGGCTACCTAAGTTTAATCGTATATTATCGGTTTCGCAAATAGTTTCCAAAATGACCAACAAATGTTTTATTTCCTGTATGACCCATTTTTATTTCAGGATCGCACCATACTTTACCGCCTATTTTGCTCCATCTAAAACAGAATGAATAATCTTCTCCGTATTTCTTATCGCCTTCAGCAATATGGGCAAAAAGGTCATAAAACAGATTATCTTTAGCTCCATCATGGAAATATTGCTCAGGATAGGCTTCTACCAATTTTTCTAAGCAATTACGGCTAATCTTCATAAATCCTGTTGCAATAGCAGCTACTTCTAAAAGTCCAGTTTCAGGATCTGCCCAAAGCTCCTCTTTTTCAAGGTATTTAATGGGAAAGCCTAATTCATCAACTCGATAAGGATAAACACCACCTACTAAATCAACAGGATGATCTACAAGCCTTAAAAGAGCGCCTTTTTCCCAAGCTACATCAGAATCGACAAAAACAAGGCAATCTGATTCTGTCTTTAAAAAATTGGAGGCTATAGCGCCTCTACAATCGGCTATATAAGCGCTTCCTATGTCATCAATGAGGGTAAATGTATCACCTCTAGAAACTAGCATTACAAGATCGTTTACAAGAGATCTCATAGTTGCCATATAAACTGAGCCTGTATAGGCTGGAATAGCTATGGTTATATGCAATTTTCTTTCCTTCACAAAAGAAAAAAGCCCACCCCTTTTGAGGATGGGCTTAGTTTTACAACATAATTAGGCTGTTACACCAATATTCTGCAATGCAGTAATGATGCTATTAACTGCTGTAGAAATTGCTGTGCCTGTTGCGTTAGTTGCAATAGTGGTAATTGCAGCAGCTTTCACTACTGGAGTTACACCATAAAAACCAACTTTTCCAGTTGAAATACCAAGGGAAACACCATCTGCTGCGTTGCCGTTGAATAAATAAACTGTTGATACTGTTGATGCTGGGCCTGGATTTGCCATGATTTAGTTCCTTTCTTTGTCCAAAAATTAAGATGCAATACGGCAAGCCAACTCAGGATAGAGTGGGGCCCAACCATAAAGAACATCTAAACGAGTAGGAATAGAGTCATTGTTAATGGTGTATTGACGAACTACACGCATTGACAGACCGATTTCCTTGTCGGAAGCACGACCAGCAAAATGAACACCTTCAGGCAACTCAAGATCGGCTACTGCAAGAGTAAACGCATTTTTGTGCATGAGGATGTTTTGTGGGCTGGTTGTACCAGTTGAGTTAAAGAAAGCTACAGCTTGTGCGCCTGAACTTGTTACGCTGATGTTTTGGAACTGACCAGCAGAAATAGGAGCAGGAGATACATTGACTGTGATTGTGCCACCTGAACCGCTAACGGCTGTGTTCACAACAAAGTTACGCAACTTACCATAAGACTGACGATTTTGTGGGTTTACTGCATAAACACCAGCAATGGTGAATGTATCGCCTTGATTCAAGCTAACAGCGTTAGTCAAAGTCAAAGTGATGTTTGCAGATGAAGCCCAACCGCTTGTCAAGAAGCCAGTAGCTGTAGTCACATTGACTGTAGCTGTTCCAGCAAATGAGCCGTAAGTTTGGTTCACAATGTTCTGATCCATCTTCCAGTTCATACCAGCAGAGTCACGACCCATCAGACCTTTACGATACTGAGTAGAAATCGCTTCTTGTGGCACAAATAGACCCTTCAAGCTATCAACGATAGTTGCGCTTGAGAATGGATCAATAATGACTGATCTACGACCATCACGAGGAGCGCCTTCAGAATCAAGGTAAGCACCAGCGTTTAGGAAGGTGATTAGTCCTGTTGGAGGAGTTCCTGCTGTACCTACTGTGTTGTAAGTAGCATTTTTAGCCATTGTCAAACCATCTAAGTCGATTTTGTTTGCAATAGCTGCAACTGCTGGCTTTAAAACACGATCAGAGAACATATCCAAAGACAAAGCTAAGTCTTGAGTTGTGAATTGTGTATCCACATGGAACTGAGTTGAAAGGGTTACAGGAACTGAAGTTTCGTTGAAATCTTCAACATTCAGAGCTGGGCCTGTTGTACCGATGAAACGACCTGGTCTACGGACATTGACTGTGTTACCAATCTTTGCACCAACTACAGCGAACTGGTCATCATAGTTACGATCTACTTCGGAAGTGAAGGTTAATTCGTTTTCCAATACCATCAACGCTTCGTTGGTGATCTTGGAAATAGTTAATAAAGTATTGCTCATTTTCTTTTTCCTTTAAAGAAATT